ATTTGTGCAATATGCAAAAACAGCAGCTAATCAAAATTTTCATAAAGTAGTACCTTATGGCAACGCAAGAGGCCCAGAACACAAAACCCAATCTTATGCGAGCACCCCTGCAATACGAGAAGCTGCAATGATAATTGCAGTGGACATCTGGCAAGCTAGACAAGTCAGCCAGACTGGTGGGGTCGGTATGGATGGGGTCAGTGCTAGCCCTTATCGGATGGGTTATCAGCTGATTAACCGAGTGCGTGGCCTCATCCAGCCGTATTCAAGTCCAGCATCACTGGTAGGTTAATATGCCAGCTGCGATTACCACACTACGAGGCACACTTGCAACAGCTTTAACTAACGCAGGTGTATGGTCAGTATTTAGTTTTCCACCAGCCACACTACTTGCAAACGCAGTAGTAATCACACCAAGTGATCCATATATTGTACCAAGCAATAATACCCAAATAACTGTTTCACCTTTGGCTAATTTTAAGATTTTAATAACTAAGCCTGCATTAGATAATCAAGGTAACTTAGCTGGTGTAGAAGATTATCTAGTTGCAGTGGTAACAAAGTTAGCGGCAGCACCACTAACACTAAACATAAGTAGTATCTCAGCACCATCAATCGTTAGCGCTAATAGTGGCGATCTATTGGTAAGTGAGATAACTGTATCAATACTAACGAGTTGGAGCTAAAATGAGTGATGCACAAGATTTAGCCTTCTTAATCAAGATAGGCCAAATAAAAGAAACACCTAAAGAAAAAGTAACACAACCTAAGAAAGATGAGGAATAACAATGGCCATATATCTAAATAATAAAGTAGGCGTTAAACTGGCTACTGCCGCTGCGCCTACTACACCATCTGTTGATATCAGTGATGTTGTAACTAGCGCTGTTATCAATCAAATCGTAGACGAACTAGAAATTACAAGCATGGGGGATTCCGCACACCGCTTTGTCCAGGGCTTGTCATCTGGGACATTTTCTATCGACTTCCTAAACGATTGGGCTTCTGCTGATGTTATGCAAACATTAAATGCTGCATTTGGTCAGACCCTAGCCGTATCAGTTATTACAGTTAAGGGCACAGCTGTAGGAGCAGATAACCCTACCTACCAATTTTCAATTTTGGTCAATAACCTAACCCCACTGGGTCAGGCTGGAGTCGCTGAAATTGCCACATCTAGCGTGTCCTTTACGCTAAACTCCGCCGTAACAGTATCACCTTCGGTACCGTTCTAATCAAGGAGTAATAATGGCAAAGCTAAAGATAACAAGGGCTAATGGTGAAGTATCTGAACACAAGATAACGCCAGGTGTCGAGTACGCTTTCGAATTAAAAAGAGGCATGGGTATAAGTAAAGCCCTACGAGAAGAAGAAAAGCAAAGCGATATTTATTGGCTAGCTTGGGAATGTCTACGTAGGGCTGGTGCTCAGGTATCTTTGTTTAATCCAGAATTTATAGACAGCTTAGAAACTGTCGAGGTATTAGACGAAGAAAAAAAATAGTACAGCGGGATTCAATCCTTTACACGATAGCAATGTTATCTGTAGAACTTGGAATACCGCCTAAAGAATTTATAGAAATGGATTCTGAAATGCTTGGAGCAATAGTCCAGGTATTGACAGATCGAGCCAAGGAGATCAAAAATGCCAGTAGAGGTAATAGGCGTAGATGATATTCAAAAAGGCTTAACTTTTGTTGATGAGGATATGTATAATCGTATTCGCACAGCTATTACACCTTTAATGCGTGGCGTAGAATCCTTGGCTAAAAGTTATGTGCCTGGCAATGGCGAAGTGTTATCGGGATGGTCTAAACCTATTTCATCTGACGTAGATTACAGACCATTTCCGAAGTATGAATCTAACAATGTTAAAGGTGGCATAGGTTACAAAGAGGGTAAAAACCGACAATTTAAAAACGGATTTCAAGTAGAAAATTATGTCTACAATATCAGTGCAGTTGGTCGTATTTATGAAACCGCTGGCCGATTAAACCCACAAGGCAGAGCGCCATTTACATCTGTTTACGAAGGTGGCGGCACTATGGCATTTAAGCAATCTGGTAGCAAAAAAAGTAGAAGCAGATCTACAGCCGCTTATAATTCTAATAACCCATTCGCTGGTTATCAGTTTGTTACAGACCTGCCAGAATTGACATCTCAGCCTAAAATTAAAGGTGTTAGAAGTGGTGGCAAAAAGACTAAGGGCCGTTTAATTTATAAGGCTTTTGCCAATGAAAGTCCTAAAGTTTATGATGCAATACTAAAGGCAATTAATAAGACCGCTGATTTTTTCAATTCATCTACAGAAGTTAAGAGGGCTGCATAATGGCCAATGTAGTCGTATCCGCCTTAGCCACCTGGAATGGTAAAGCATTAAAAAAGGCTAAACAAGATGTTGGCGTATTTGATAAGCAAGTAAAAAAATTAGGTAGAACTTTTGGTTTAACTTTTAGCGCAGCAGCCTTAGTATCATTTAGCAAGAAAGCGATCAAAGCTTTTACGGATGATGAGGCCGCAGCCAAGCGCCTACAGTTACAGCTAGAAAATACTGGCAACGCATTTAGAGTAACCGAGGTAGAAGCCTACATAAAGAGTTTAGAAAAAACTTTAGGCATATTAGATGATCTGCGTGCACCATTTCAAACGTTCTTAAATGCTACTGGATCAGTTGAACTAGCACAAAGATCTTTAGAGGCTGCATTAAACATAAGCGCTGGCACAGGTCAAAGTTTAAGTACAGTAGTAAGTGCTATCTCCGCAGGTATCAGAGGTCAGACTAAAGGAATTAAAAGCCTAAACACAGGTATAGATGAAAACATAATTGCAACTGGCGACATGAACAAAATCATGGCCGCATTGGAAAAAAGATTCTCTGGTCAATCCGCAGCTAGATTAGATACTTATGCTGGCAAGATGGATGTGCTTAAAAAGGGTGTTGATGAAGCTACAAAGGCTATTGGTACAGGTTTAGTAGATGCGCTAGTTATATTAAGTAAAGATGAATCAGTAGCCAGCCTTGCGGATGATTTTGAAAACTTAGGCGACAACATTGCTTATGCTGTTGTTGAAATGGCAAGGTTAATAAAGAAATTTGATGACCTAGTAGATAACCCACAATTTCAAGCAGGTTTATTAGCCTTAGCAATTTTAAGCAGAAAACCAAAGGCTGTTGTCGGCGCTATGGGTATTATAGGATTAAATGCGGCAGGTAACGTATTAACACAACCAAGGGCTAAAACTCAACCTAACATGGGTGGATATTCTGGTATCCCAGATATTAAAGTTGCAAAACAATTATTAAATGCACGTAAAAGAGAATATAACATAATTAATCAAAAGAACAATTTAGAAAGCAAAAACGTAGAAGAACTTAAAAAGAAGTTTGATTTAGAGCGCATAGGCATAACCCAAGCATTAAACGTTGCAACAGATGAAGAAACTAAATTACGCCTAAGAGCACAGTTGGCAATCTTAGATAATAATGATGCTATGGCAAAGAAGTTATTAGCTGAGTTAGAAGCAGCCGAAGCGTTAAAGAAACTAGCAGAACAGGCCAGACTTGCAGGCATGAGCTTAGAAGATTTTGGCATAATGAAAATTAAAACCTTATCAAATAAAATAGATACATACATAGAGGATATGGCTATTTCTGTTATAAGAGATCTAAACGCAAGAATAGCAGCCATGCTTGCTAAATTCCCTATTGCTATGCCTACCGCTACAGCACCTACAGCACCTACATCACCTTATGCTTCTTTTACAGTGCCACAAGCTATAGAAAAAGTGCAAGATACAAATGCAAGAATACAAGATTTTTTAAGTGGCTTCCCTGGCTTTAGTGTACAAAGATCGTCAGCACAAGCACCTACAGAAATTCGAGTTACAGTAGATGCAGGTGGCGACAGATTAAGCCAAGCTATTGCCGAGAGTATTCAGGTAGCAAATAGATCAGGATATAGCACAGTACCAGCTGGATTTATTGTATGACAATACCTGTAATAAATGCGATAATTAACTTTAGCACTGGCCCTAGTTTTGCTCAAACACTTATTTTGGATGAAGGCAAACTAGATGTAAACATATTGGGAGATGCCACATCTATAATCGTGGATGTATCTAATAGGGTTAATCGTATCGAAACCAATAGAGGCCGTACTGCATTAAGCGATCAATTTCAAACTGGCACAATGACTTTACGCATAGTAGATCAGAATGGCGATTTTAACCCACAGAATGTATCAGGGCCTTATTACAATTTATTAACACCCATGAAGAAAGTACAGATTACTGCTACTTATGGCTCAGTAACTTATCCTATATTCTCAGGATTTATCACAAGTTATGTTACGACTTATCCAGATGAATCAGAAGCAGATTTAGCCATGACTACTATTCAAGCTGTAGACGCTTTTAGGTTAGCCCAGTTAGCACAAATATCTACAGTTACTGGCGCTACCGCAGGGCAATTATCTGGCACTAGAGTTAATAAGATATTAGATGAAATTGACTGGCCAGCGTCACAGCGTGATATAGATGCAGGTCTTACTACATTACAGGCAGATCCTGGTACTAACCGCACAGCATTACAAGCTTTGTTTACAGTGTCAGAATCAGAGTATGGCGCTATTTATGTTGATGCCGATAATAACTTTGTATTCCAAGACAGGGGCGTTACCGCTGGATCTATTGGTGGCACACCTACAGTCTTTGCAGACAATGGCACAGGCATAGATTACTTTGATGCTACCTGGGTATTAAATGACGTGCTGGTATTTAACAAAGCTACAATTACTAGAGCTAGTGGCAGCCCACAGGTAGCCCTAAATCAAGCCAGTATAGATAAATACTTTTTGCATAGTTACTTTTTAGATAATCTTTTAATGGAATCAGATTCAGTAGCTTTAGATTATGCCCAGGCTTATGTGGCTTCTAGGCAAGAAACTTCGATCCGTGTAGATGCCATAGTCCTAGATCTATACACCGATAACTACAACGCAGGCATATTGGCAGCTTTAGACTTAGACTTTTTTGATCCAATTACAGTCAAGACTACCCAGCCTGGCGGATCGCTTTTAGAGAAAACTTTACAGATTTTTGGGGTACGCATGTCAATAACCCCGAATAGTTGGAAAACCACGTTCACGACATTAGAGCCAGTTATTGACGCTCTGATTTTGAATAACAATATATGGGGCACTTTAGACTATAATGTGCTTAGTTACTAAGGAGATATAATGGCAGCAGGTTTAGGTTTTAAGGATTTTGTTACAGGTGAGGTATTAACCGCAGCTGATGTAGATGGCTATTTAATGCAGGGTATCTGGGTGTTTGCTAATGCTACAGCTAGAGATGCAGCCGTTACATCACCACAAGAAGGTAATTTTGCTTTCTTAAAAGATACTAATGTTACAACTTATTACACTGGAAGTGCTTGGGCTAATTTAGATACTACAGGCATGACTAATCCAATGACTACTACAGGTGATATGGTTTATTCATCAAGTGGCTCTACACCAGCTAGACTTGGAATTGGCAGCACTGGAAATGTGCTCACAGTATCAGGCGGTTTGCCAGTTTGGTCTGCACCAGGTGGTGGTTTTGTTTCTGCTGGTGTTTATGTTGGAACAGGTCAATCTACTACATCAACAAGTTTTACAGATTTGGCTACTGTACAAAGCGTAACTTTAACAACTGGAACTAAGGCTATGATAACTGTTACCTGTTGGGCTGATAACAATACTGTAAATAATCGTTGTAACATAAGCGTTGCTGTTAGCGGTGCAACAACATTGGCGGCAGGTGCGGATAATAGTATTGTGTGGCGGCAACGAAGTACCGCAAACACACTTGAATTTATGAGTGGAACTTTTTATTTAAGCGGTTTAACTGCTGGATCAAATACTTTTACAATGAAATTTATGAGTCCAGATAACACAACTGCAACTTTTTATTATCGTCATTTTATTGCAATAGATATGGGGTCTTAATATGGCAATTACATCAAAGGAAATAAATCTATCTCAACTAACTAAAGAACTTGGTAATAAAGGTTTAATAGGCGATTTTAACGATCCTAAAAAGAAATTGATATTAGCAGCAGAAGGTGTTGAATTAACTGAGGATGAGTTAAAAAATGCAATAGATGCTCATGTTGCTAAACCAACTGCAGAACCAACTATAGAAGAAAAATTATCTTCTGTAGGTCTTTCTTTAGATGATCTTAAAATAGCTTTAGGGCTATAAGTTAAGTAATGAAGCCTTGGCTTTGTGCAGCTGGTGTGCAGTTAAGAGATCAGATTGATACCTGGTATCCAGATCGCCGCACTACCAGTGATGGGTGGATTGGTGATGCTCGTCATTCCGCCAGTAAATCGGATCATAATCCAGACGAACGGAGCGGGTTCGTTGTCAGAGCCATTGATGTTGATTCTCGCCTGGATTCATCCGAAGGGATCTCAATATATCTGGCTGACCAGATCAGAAAATGTGCGAAAACCGATAAGCGTATATCTTACGTAATCCATAATGGCATGATTGCTAGTAAGATACTTAATTTTAAGTGGCGCAAGTACAAAGGTTTTAATAAGCACACAAAGCACATTCATATCAGCTTTACAAAGTTAGGCGACAAAGATGGTAAGCCGTTCGATATACCACTACTAGGGGGCAAAATATGAAAATAAGCAAAAAGCAAAAAGCAATACTAAAATCTTACGCACGTGGGGTGTTAGTATCTTTTTTAACTTTCTTAGCAAGTAATGAATTAGGTTTAGATCCAGCATTGTCTGTAGTAGTTGCAGCATTGGCTGGCCCAGCGGCTAGGGCTTTAGACAAATCCGATACGGCTTATGGCCTCGGTGCAGATGCGAAATGACAGCGGGAGATTGGGCTGGCTTTGGCGCTGGCGTTATCGCCGTGCTATCAGGCGGTCTCATAGGGCTACGCTTCTTAGTTAAAGGTTGGCTAAATGAGCTTCGTCCGAATAGTGGCAGCTCGATAAAAGATGCTGTTGATAGGATTGACGAAAGAAGTTCTCGATTAGAACAGCGTGTTGATGAGCTGTTCATTATCATAAGTAAGTCATAATTTCAACATGGCTACTGCACGCAAGCGCAAAAAAGTTAATAAGCGCAAGGGTAAATACACCCATGAGCAGATTAATACCAAGTTAGATACCTATGCCATATCGTTGCGTGAGTTTTATTTAAGCCTAAGACGTGCAGGATTCCCAGTAGATCAAGCTCTCGGAATGTGCGATAAAAACGTATTCCCAGACTGGATAGCACCAACCAGTCCAGACTTTGATCCAGTTAATCCAGACCATGACCCCTACGAAGACGAGGACTAAGTGCGCAGAATTGCGTTCGTGTCAGATCTGCAAGTTCCTTTTTTTAACGAAGCAAGTGTCAAATCAGTAGGCCGTTTTTTAACTAAATGGCGACCACACAAAACTATCTGCATTGGTGATGAAATTGATTTACCACAGCTAGGTGGTTTTAATGCTGGCACCATTGATGAGATGGTCGGCAATATAAATGACGATAGAAAACAAACACAAGAAGTATTAAGTTACTTAGGGGTAACAGATGTACTGGGAAGTAACCATGGAATCAGACTTTATCGATCAATCAAAAAACGACTACCATCATTTCTTAACTTACCCGAAATGCAGTATGAGCGTTTTATGGGATATGACAAGCTCGGAATCAAGTTCAGTCCTTTCGGGCTTGACTGGGCGCCAGGCTGGACAGCCATTCATGGAGATGCTTTCCCTCTTAGCCAAGTGCCTGGACAAACGGCCTTAAACGGGGCTAGAAGGCTAGGCAAGAGCGTGGTCTGTGGTCACACCCATAGATTAGGGGTATCGGCCTTTACAGAGGCATCTAGAGGCCAATTAGGGCGTACTGTATGGGGAGTAGAAGTCGGAAATCTCGTTGATTTAAGCAGTTCAGGCATGGCCTACACGAAGGGCTATGCGAATTGGCAGCAAGGATTCGCAGTGGCATACGTGCACGAGCGTAAAGTCCAGGTAATAACCATACCTATTAATGCAGACGGCAGTTTCATATTTGAGGGCAAACTTTACAAATAACGTTATCAAATCGTTATCAAAAATAGGCCTTAAATCATCCACAAAGTCATACACAAGTG